CAGCGCGGCCAACCACGGAAAGTTGCCGTGCCGCGAGCAGTACAGCCCATACGCCACGTCCGCTTGCACCTGGCTCAGTCGCGCCAGCGCCATCGGCGGTACCACCATGTCCGCCTCGATGGTCAGGAGGGCGTCGTATCCACCCTCAAGCGCCATCTCACGTGCGTGCACGTACTTGTCCAGCACGTTCAGATAGCCGGCCCGCCCGGGGTCCGGTGCATCCTCGCGCCCGAACACCACGTCGATAGGCGCCGGCCAGCGCATCCCAAAGATGGATTGCACCGTGCGCCCATAGATTTTCGGCGTGGTCGGTGCCACCGGGCAGTACACCAGGACGCGCGGCAAATTCACGGCCTCGTCGCCATCGCATACACATCGCCCCGCGTCGGATGATGCTCGATCCACACATCCCCCCAGTCTGCCAACCAGGCGCGCAGGGCGTCCGGCAATATCCCGGCATAGTGCTCGCCGACTTGCACCGCTTCTCCATCGCAACCGTGGGGGCTGCGTTCCGGCGCAGCCGCCGTGAGGATCAGTCGCCCGCCAGGCGCCAGGGCCCGTTCGGCGCAGGCAATCACGGCGCAGGGATTCGGCGCGTGCTCCAACACCTCGCAACAGATCACCAGGTCATAGCCCTCGGCGCCGTCATACTGTGCTGCGTCACACACACAATCCACACCGCGACCCGCTACGCGGTCGATCCCCACATAGCAGAGCGCCCCATCGCACAGCCCTCGCGGCGTGCCGTTCACATCCAACGAGCCGATCTCCAGCACGCGGAGGCCGCCCACTCCGCCCGTTGCGGCCAGCGTGCGACTTACGAAATCAAGTGCCTCCGCGTGCATGGATGCGGCCTCCAATCAGCACACAAGCCAAGTTAAGCGATGATTTCCTTCACCGCAGCGAGGTCATAGTCCTCTGCCTTGGCGTAGCGCGAGTGATCGGCCAGGAGGATCGCGCCGACGCTCATGTTTTGCTCCGCCGGCGTGATCTTGAGCCGCACGTAGCGCTTGCTCTGGCCCAGCGAGGCCAGCTCCTCCGCCGTGAGCTCGATCACGGCCACCCCATCGTCACCAGCCGAGCCGGTCCACGAGGCCGCCGTGATGGCCTTGCCCTCGATAGCCGCCTCGGTGCTCATGTTGGCTGCCGAGTCACCGTAGAGTTGCACGGTCACCGCGCCGTCATTGCCCGCGGCGTACTCGCCCAAGTTGACGAGCACCAGAAGCCGCGAGTGGTAGCGCATGTCCACGATATCGCTCGTGGCGGTCGAAGCGGCCGTTACCGCCTGGGGCTTGATGCGCCCCACGACGGCCAGCATCTCAGAGAGTCGCGGATGGTACACCATGTCTGTTTGTCTCCTTGTCCTGAGGGGGCGCTCCGCAGCACCCCCGTTATGGGATCGTGTCGCCTAGTCGTTAAAGTAGACGAAGGGGCTGACGGTCGTGTTGCCCTGCGGATCGGCCAGAGTCACCTTATCCTTCATCCAGGGCATCCCGTCGCAGCGCTGGTCAAAGCGCCAGGCGACCCGCCCACTGGTAAAGTAGGCGTGCTCGCTATAGGCAACGGTGAGGCCCGAACGGTCAAAGAGGATATAGGAGCCCCAGTCGCCCAGCACGATGCAGCCCGCATTGTCTGCGGCTGGCAGGTGCTGGCTTTTCACCGGCTGGCCCATGCCCAGATCGGTGATGGTAGGCGCCTTGGCGCCGGCGGTGCCAAGCTCCCACGTCCCGAGATCCGGGATCAAGGTCTGGTGCATGGCCCAGCGCACCCTTTCGGTGACGGGCATGAACCGCGACACCATCTCCAGAGCGTCGGCATAGCCAAAGTAGCCGTCGACGTCGGGGTTCACGGCCACCGCGCACGGCGAGTTCAACACGCCCAGTGGCTGCCCAACACCGGTACCTCGCACGATGTAGTGCTCGAGTTTGTGCGCGATGGCGATGCCAAAGAGCTGCTGCAGGAGCGCCGAGATCGAGGCCGGCGAGTCGGCGTTGAGGTTCTTGGACACCGGAACGATGCCGCCCACCTCGTGCACCCGCCACTGGAGCCAGGTGAACTCGGGCTCGGTCTCGGCATAGTCGCCGGTCTCCGCCCGGATTGCCGCCGTGACCCCCGCGCCCGTGGCGGTATCGCCTACGCCCGCGGTCGGGGCGGTGAACACATCCAGCGCCGGCCACTCACCGGCATCGGAGCTCACCGGAACCCGCTGCACGAGCCCCACGATGGGGCTGGCAATGTCCGCCACCCGTAGGAGATCGGAGCGATACTCCTCCGGGACCAGGATGCCGCCAGCGGCACCTTCGTCTTCCGTCATGGTCTTGGTGCTGTACACCTGCACCAGACGGATCATGTCGCCGCGCTTGACGGCCAAGAGAAAGTCGCCAAAGTTCTTGATATCCTGGTCGGCTTTTCCGCCATCGACCGTATACGTGCCCGCCTTGCGGATGGCCGGAGAGTCCTGCATGAGCTGCATGATCTGGTCCATCCGATCGGAGAGCGCCTGCATCTTGACGTCCAGTTCCGTCGGCTCGGGAGCCGCGGTCTGGGCGTCGTCCTGCTGCTTGTCGTTCTTGTCAGACATATCGGGGTCTCCTTGCGTCTGCGTAGGTTGCTGCGTTACCACCACCGCCGGGGCCTTGTCCGCCGCAGTCGCCGGCGGGGTGTCTCCCCCGCCCTCTGGCGCTGCCTCCGGGTCAAGATTCGTCGGTGTCCACGACTTGAGTGGTATTGCCGTATTGCGCCACTCGGCAGGCGTTGGCGTAAGCGAGGCATCCAGTCCCAGCGGCCAGCGCTTGATCCACCGTGCAGCGCCCATCTCTTCGTATTCCACGAGGTGCGAGGCGGTGCCCGAGGACCAGCCAAGCCTGCCCGCCTCAGCCATCTCGTACAGGAACTCCTCATACTGATCGCGCATCATCAGCTGCGCTTCGCACCACACGCCGATGTCGTCCACTTTGAGTTCGGCGTCCTCATCGAGCTCCCGCTTTTTCAGGCGCGGGTCCATGCCGTGCTGGTAGTAGACAACACTCTGCTTGGCCGGCCCGAACGCGGTGTCCTTGGTAAAGAACTCGCCCTCGAGGTCTGGATCCTTGGGGCCCGAAAAGCGCACCAGGTACCCACCAACGCGACCGTCGCCCAGCGCCTTGATCGCGCCTCCAAACGTGATGAGCGTCTCGTCTTTGGTTGACATGCCGTCCTCCTATGAGCCGATGAAACTCACGCCCTCACCGGCCTCTGCGGCGTCCACATAGACCGTCGAGAGGTCGGCCACCTCGACCGCAATGAGATCGCCCACCTCGAGCTCGTGGCCCGAGTCACTGTCCACATCCTCACCGCCCACGTACACGATGCCCGTGTTCGTCGAGAGCGCCCGGATGAACACGCACCGATAGAGCGGCGTTTCCTCCTCGGCAAGCGGCTCGGCGGTTCCCGGCGTTGTCACCGTCACCTGGCCGTGCACCATGGTCGCGGGCGGCACGGCAGCCACTACCTCCGCATGGGTGCCATCCGCCATGACCAGAAAACGCCGATTGATGGGCGTGCGATTGCGTAGCCGATCAAAATCCGTTACGTCCGTCATCTTGCTCCCTTCAAGAACCCCTGCGCCACGTCAACCCACGCCATGGTCTGCTCATGGGCTAGGACCTGCCGCACCGCCCGCTGCACTAGGCGAATAATGTGCGGCCCGCGTTCCCGCACCGCGTCGGCGTCTGTGCGCCAACCCCGCGCCTTGTGGAACCACACCTGCTTGTCTTTTGCCTGCACGTAGGGCGCATAGGACACCTTCACCCCGACCTTCGCCTCGAGCTTCTTGGCGCTCACCCGGGGGCGTGCCGCCGCCCACTTGCGGTCGAGCATCTCCGAGGTCTGATAGCCGTTGATCGACCCGTCCTTGCGATACCACCGGGGGCCATAACCCCGCTCGTACCAGCGCCGGGCAAACGGGCTATTCGCCGCCGTCGAGGGCGGGTACCAGGCCATGTATCCCTTGATGTCGAGGGCCGCTGCCTGGAGCACGCTCTTGAGATAGCGCCCCGATTCCAGCGTCTGGAGCTTGCCCTGCAAACGCTCCAGGCCCTCGATCTCGATAGTGACGCTCATTCGCTCGCCCCCGCGCTCACCCGCGGATAATGCGCCGCCACGATGTCACACCAGGCCCAGGGCAGCGCCGCCGCCCAGAGCCGCGTTGCGAACCGGTGATCCCCCTCGTACACGCCGCACTGGGCCAGGACCCCCCGGTGCGCCTCCCAGACATCGCCGCGCACGAACAGGTTGGACCACCCGCAATCCCCAAGTACCGGCGCTCGCTCCCAATGTTTGTCGTGGGGCAGCACCCCGAACTGCACGTGGGTCGCTCGGCATACGATCACCGACGCGCCGCTATGCGCCTTCAGGTGCGCCAACAGCCCCGGCGCCACACACACGTCGTCATCGTCCAGGACCCAGACGTAATCCCCCGTCGCCGGGACCGTCCCCAGGTTCGCGTTCGCCCAGGCCACCCCCCGCCCCACCTCGTCTACCACGAGGGTCTGCTCCCAATCCGCGTCCTCGAGCGCCGCGAGGCTGGCTTGGTTGCGTGCCAGGAGCGTAGGGCGCCGCCCGAACGTCCGCGTGATGACCTGGAGGAACGCCACGTGCTACTCTCCTGTCCCGAATTCCGTCGCCGCACCAGGCGTATCCGGCAATCGCCAGTTGTCGTTGCACCGGCAACGCGGGTGCGCCGGCGGCTTGCCGTAACGCTCGCCCGATACCGGGTGAATCCAGTACGGCACGCGCCCCGCATCATACCCATCAGCGTCGCGCCCATGGAGCGGCCCACAAATCGGGCACACCAGCTCATCATTGCGCGTCGACCAGGTGTCGATCATCTCGATACCCTGGCCAGCCACCTCCGTCACCAGCCCTTGCTGGCCCTCAGAGGCCGCCCGGGTCACCTCGGTCACGGCGATCATCTCGGCGCGCACTGGCCCAAAGAGCCCGCTGATACGCCCCACCAGCTCCTCACGACTCAGCGCCTCCTCAAAGAATCCACCCACGGCCCGCTGTAGCGCCTCGCGAGTGTGCGCCGTGACTCCCTGCACCAGGTCGTAGCCGTATTGGCTCGCCCATGCGCTGGCCGCCTCGTTGACCAGTGCCCAATCGGCGCCGATGGCCGGGTGCACATGCAGCATCTCCTCGGCCTGGGCTACGTAGAGCCCCCGCAAAAAGGGCGCAGCACCTCCAGGAGCTCCTTGCCGATCTCCTCCCAAAATGCCTCGGGTACGTTCTCGATCCGCGGCGGATCGCCGAGATATTCCAGCAATCGTGCCAACTGCGCCTTCTGGAGCCGGGCCAGCGCTTTGGCAAGTTGCGCCTCAAGCTCCTCGCGGTTCGGTATTTCCATCAGGGATACCCCATCCATACGTTGTCAAACACGGCATCCACCTCTGCCGGCGCTTCGCATCCCTCAAGGGCCCCGGCGATCGCAGCGGCCAAGGCGGGCGCCACGTGCGCTGTACGGAATTCGCGCAGTGGTTTGCCCGCCTGGATGCGCTTGAGTGCCCAGCGGCGCCACGTGCGGAGCTCACTATTTGCCGGGTCATCGTCGTCCCGATTGCGAGAATCCTGTGCGCCGGAATCGCCGAATTGCCGGGCTAGCGCGGCGGCCTGAGCTTGGCGTTCTGCCTCTACCTTTTCCAGCTCCGCCCGTTGCTCCTCAGATAGCTCGTAGCCGAGAATGTCCATCGCCATGAGGAGCGGCAGCCCCGATGCGCGCAACGATGCCAGCGACGTCGATCGCTGCTGTTCGTCCTCTTGATAGACCGGCAACGCCTCAGGCTGGAATCGCAACTGGTAGCCAAGGGGCTCAAACACTTGCTCGTTGAGCACCTCTTGGATGAACGCGCATTCGGGCTTGATGGTCATATCATAAAAGTTCAACGTGTCGCGCTCGGCAGTCGCATAGTTCGCCGCGTCGGAAAACAACATCGTGTGCGGGATCCCCAACGCCGTCGCTATGTCCTCACGCTTGGACCGCGTGAGGTCGCTCTTCTCCAGGCTCTCAAGCCCCTCACCCACAACCACGGGCATCACGGCGTCGGCGTTGACCACCGCATCTGACCAGGCATTCTTGATGCCCGAAAAGAGCCGCTCCCACCACGACTTGATGCGCTCTTTTTCCTGCTCCGGCGGATTGCCCTTGACGGTGAGGAGCGTCCCCTTGATGGCACCCCGCGCAAAGAACGCGGCCGCAAATTCATCCACGTTGTAAAGCACCCCGGCCGCGGCTAGCGACGCTTGCGCCGGTGAGGATTCGGGCGGCCCCACCTCCACAAACGGATCGGGGTTCCAGAAATAGCATATGTCGGAAATGTCGAGTTGTAGCGTTTTGCCGCCCAATGAGCGGGTGAATCCGGTGAGCCCCACTTCCGGGTCGATCTCCGGACGCACGGTCGTGGGCAACAGGTAGCGCAGTTCCTTGAGCCGCTTGCCGATGTTGCGCCCCTGCTCCAGATAGCAGTAGCCCCACATAACCAGTGCCGCCTCGACGAGCCAGAGCACGTCGCGGGGGTGGGGTAGGAACCCGACCTTGTTCTGCCAGTCCTTGGAGTTGTCGTGTTCCGTCTCGCCCCGGAAGACGACAAACGGCATGTCCGCCACGGCATCCGCTCGGAGGTCCACGCCGCGAAAGAGCCACGGCACCGCCCGGTGCAGCTTGGCCCGATCGCCACCGCTTGTACCGCCGCGCAGGTACTGCCACGCCTCGGGCGGCAGATCACTGAGCCGCACGCCCTTCGCCGCGGGAGTTGCTACGCTGTACGGGTTCGTCAGAAGATCCACCACGAGCCGCTCCGATAATGGGCCAGCACCACGGCGTCGCCCGCATCCGGGCTTCGGCCGATCCGCTTCTTGATGTCTTCCTTGCTTTCCACCTGGACCCCCCTAGCGGTCATGCTCCAACGCGGCGCCGTGAGGTCCGCCCGGAGCTCCCGATCGGGCGGCAGCGCCAGGTCCATGCCGCTATCCGGGTCCAGCGCCTCGCGCATCCGCCAGTACGCCTCCGCTCGCACGTTCACGAAACCCAGCCGCCCGCTGGCATCGCGCCCGTTGGTCCCCTCGGCAAAGTTGATCCCCTGCACCGGCACCCCGTGCATCGTCAGAATGTCGTACACCGAGGCCCCCACCCCGATCACGTCCACGGCGGCCGTCGCCTGGGGCTCGTTGGTCAGCGCCTCGATCACCAGCCGGGCAACCTCCTGGCCGTTCGGCGTCTCGGCGCCGGGATGCTTGCCCAGCTCGTCGAACCAGTTGTCGTAGCGCGGCGCCAGAATCGTTTGATCGCCCCCGCCCCGGGCCACGTCTACCCCCAGCGCCGTGAGAGGCGTCGTGGGCCGCTCGCGCTGTTCCCAGCGCTCCTGCGCCGCGATCACCCAGGCCGTCGGGATGATCTGCCAGGGATCGTCCTGGAACCCGAGCCCGAAATCGCCGTAGAGGAGCTTTGACCTCAGGGGCTCGGGCAGGGCCTGGACCGTCGCACCGTAATCTGTCTCCAACAAATAGGGGTTATCGGACAACCGTGCCGGAATGAATGTCCTCGACTTTGGCGTGATGTCTTCACCCTGCCACACGATCGGCGCCGACGACTCAAGCTCCCTGTCCTCCCCGTCAATCACCGCGTACCAGCGCAGCTCCCCGGGTTCCGCCGGGTTCGGATGCTGGGGGTCCAACCATGCCGCCCAGCGCTGTACCACCCATTCGCCCTCCGGCGTCAGTGGCGGGTTGCCCGTGGCCACGACCCGGCAGCGCTGCGTCGGGTCCGTCGTGCGGTTCCAGCCAATCAGGTAGCGGTACTGGTACTCGGTAAAGTGCGTAAGCTCGTCAAAGGCTTTGAGATCG